TCAGTTCTTTGTAGATTCTCACCTGCATTAAACTGTTGCATAGCTTCTGGAGTTGATAACATAGCTAGTGGTGACATAGATGCATTAGTCTGTCCACCATTCATAGCCATAAGTTCAGATAACCTACCTGCATTTTGTGTTTGTCCTATATTAGCTAATGAATCACCTATCTTATTTTGTCCAAGCTGATTGACCATACTTGCATATAGTGCATTGCCACCTGAATACGGGTTTGCTATCTGTGCCATATTATCTCCTTATACTGCTGAACCGAATTGATTCTGAGACTTAGCTTGCCCTGAACCAAATACATCAATAGTACCATTTGTAAAGTTAGTATTGTTTGCCATATTATAATTGTTTACTTTATTCTGGTTATTAAGGCTTGTCTTAGCCATATCCATACCTTGCATCTGTGCATAAATACTAAATAGGTCTTTAGCAGCTCCTACACCAGCTCCTAGATTCTGCCATCCATTATCCCCGAACATATCCCCGAACATACCTTCGTTACTATTACTTCCGAATACATTGCTTTTAAGATTTTGAAACATACTTCCATTCTGCCCGTTATTACCATAACCTGCACCTGATGCTGTAGGTACTAGGCTTGAGAAGTCTAATGCAGCTGTTTTAGCTGTCATTGGATTTGGTATTTGTGTTGCCATATTTGATCCTTTATTTAATGGTTTATACGAGCCTTCCAAGAAGGCTCTAATAACTCATTATATCTAACCTACTCTGTTACAGAAGTAGTCTTGTATCTGTCTTTTAGTATGCAGTCCTTTTTCACCTGTCTCAGGGTTAATAGCATCTGCGTCGTAATAGTGTTCAACCGAATAACAAGCTGTATTAATATGCTTGATAAAACCTTCAGGTATTACTACCTCTCTATTCATTGGTGCATTGCACTGGTAATCATTGTTAGCAAAGAATTCTCTTTTAACTTCATTATCTCTTGCTGTGATTATAACAGTTACATACTTACCAAGAACTGGGTGTACCTTAGCTCTTTCTTCAGTTGACTGTACAAAACTTAATTCACCCATTTCGTCATATTCACACTCTTCAGTTTCACTCTTGTCTACCATTCTCTGTATAATCTCTTCATTTTTACCACGAAGGTTATTTATACCTATTTTTTTAGCTAGACGATTTAACTCAGAACGTTTAATGCCTTGTAGGTCTTCTGCTTTGTAGGCTGTTTTATTCATGTCTTCCATATGGAACTCCTTAGTAGGCTTTTATCGTGAATCCATGCACGTAGATTATTTAGTACCTTTTACTGATTCATTAACAACTGGAAAGTCAGTAAATGCATTAACATTATGTTGTGTTGTCATTGATATAGTAATAAGCTTGCTTGGTATTATAGCGGCTGTAATGGTTATTGTCATTTTATTATCTACTATCTGAACATCTGTAACAACATCATCAACACCATTTACTTTAACAGTTGGTGTATACACACCAGTATTAATATCTTTGTCGAAATACGCGATTATATGTGTACCTGCGGTATCTGTAGCGGCAGATAAGATTGAAGCATTATTAACATCAGCTGTATTAGTATTATTAGAAAATCTATCCCACCATCTTGGTGAAAGTCCTATATATCTTTTCCATGTACCTGTAAATCTAGGCATATATTGTCCTTTATATTAACTCTATCGAGAGCTCATAAGAGCCCTCTAACAATTAATCAGTGCTTGGTCTACGTCTACGTCTAGTAGTTTTAGGAGGAGTAACTTCAGGGGTAGTAACTTTAGCAGTTGCAACCGTAACCATTGTTGGTTCAGGGATAGCTGATATTTTCTTATCACCTTCTCTATGAAACTCTCTATCAAAGCTACCACGTTTAACTTCAGCGAATCGTTTAAATAAATGCATATTAATCCTTTTCAGCTCCCGAAGGAGCTACTGTTATACAGTTGCTGAACCGCTTGGTAGTGGATTACCTGTACCAGCTGCTGTACCAGGAACAGTTGTGAATGTATCAGAACCATCACTAATAGAACCAGTTTCTAAGTCATAACCAACATCGTATGTTGATGTACCTTCGATTCTTACCATAAACGTGTTGTTTAGGATACGAGAACCAGAATAAGCTTTCCAACCAACTGTACCTCTTTGGTCTAGTGGGTCAGCTGTTCCAGCAGAACCTAATGGTTTAATGATAGTTTGAGTACCACCTTTACCTTTAACAGATACGTTACAGTAAGCATCTTTACCAAATACAACATCAAGGTATACTGCTCTACCAGTAGCATCGATAGCTGCTTGATCAGTTTCAATGAAACAGATATCTCCCATTCTTCCTACTTCATATTCTTGTGCAGATGAAGCATCAGGATACTGCTCTACAGATAAGAAGTTAGGGTAGAACAATGTACCATCTGCATTACGTGCATAACGAAGGTCGTTAGTTCTGTTAGCATCTACAAGACATACATATGCTGCTCTAGCACCAGCTGTTGCTGTATTACCATTTGCATTCAATGCACCTTTAAACTTCTTAGCTTTTGCTTTACGTAAACGTAATGCTGCTTTAGCATAATCAGCTTCAGTTGGAAGACCTGCAATAGCTCCAGATGTTCCAGCTGTTCTTACTGCTGCTCTATCTGCTGCACCATTTGCAAAGATAACGTTTGTACCACCAATGATACCATCTCTTACAACTGCATCTAGTGTATGAGCTGCTTGGTCACCAAGAATATCGATGAACTCAGATTTTACACTGTCAACATCAAATAGGTCTAGTTGGTCTGAATATCTAATATAGTCACCAAATTGTGCTACTCTAAAAGATACTTTTTCTCTTGTAACATTATTAGCTGTTGGTGTAACACCATCAGTTAGTTCTGTAGTTGCTAATCCTAGGTTGTTGTATCTAAATGCAAAACCTTGCTTTACACCACTTCTAGCAGCGATAAATCTTTCTTGTCCGTACTTCGCCCACATTCTGTTGTTTGAAGTTCTAATCATATGAAGTTTGTCATATAACTCAATAAGTTGAGGTGTCAATTGTGTACCATCATTTGCTGATGGAGCATAACTCATAAATCCATTTGCCATGTAAAATCCTTTTAGGCTTGTTGTCTAACAGAATTGATAATGTCTCGGTAGTTAGCCATGAAGTCTTCATCAGACATATCACTTATAACTCCTTCAGCATAACCGCCTCTGTTATGATTTGCTGAAGCAACAGGTTTTGAGCCAGATGCTCTGACCCTTTCACCTCTGCTAACTGGTGGTGTAACATTTTGTTCACCCCTTAATGTTATAACTTCGTTCTTAGCTCTTGTATAAGCTGAACCGAAGTCCATTCCGTCTACTCTTTGATATTTATACGCCTGGTTCATAGCAAGGTCGAATACACCAGAAGTGATGTCCTCTTGGACACCTCTCAATACTTGTGAGTTACTCATTACTTGCTCTTGAACATCTTGTGGCATTGTTGGAAACCATTTCTGAAAAGACTCTTTAGCTGAATCATCAGCGAGTATTTCATTAGCGATTTGGTCCAATACAGGATCAGCTACTGGAGGTAGTACTACAGGATCTGGCTTATATGTGTCAGCCATATCTGAGTCTACATCATACAGGTCGATATTAGCTTGCTTAGCAACTGCTGATAAAGCTTCTTTCTTACCTGCTTTTATATCTGACAATGTTTTGATATCCTCTAATGTGATACCGTTCTCTTCCGCATATTGAACGAAACTCTTATGTTTAGCCAACTCTGTCGTCTTACCTGCGTAGTTAAGACCTTGTTGTGCTAATCGTATAATTTGTTTACGTTCTGCTTCATCATCAGGGTTGAGTTCAAACTCAATGTCTCCATCCTTAATGCGTAAAGCATGTGAAGTTGGCTTAGGCTCTGCTTCTGTGTCGAGTTCTTCTTCATTAACCTCTTCTTCAACATCTTCGTCTGCAGGTTCTTCTTCCTCAGGTTTGATGTTCTTGAATGCAGCTAATGCATCTTCCTCAGTTTCTGCTTTGTCAAGCTCTTCAGAAAAGTTCTCAACAGTTTCTTCTTGAACAGTTTCATCAGTGGTATCAGCTTCAGCTTCTACTTGAATCTCCTCTTCAATGTTTGTGTCGTTGGTGTTCTCCATTATTCAGTCTCCTCTTCAAATCTCTGAATTTCTATATTGCACTGCTCAACAGTACTCCTTATTCCATTTAACAAATTATTAAAACCTGAAACAAATATAGCTTGATTATCTAACCGCTTACGTCTCTCAGGAGTAGTTGAATGGTATGTACTAATAAACTCCTCCTTCAATCCATCTGCTATTTCATCTACTATATACTTTTCAAATTCCTTAAAATTGTCCTCATTGATAATATCTACAAGTCGTTGATATTTCTCTTTGAGCTCTTCAAGTTCTTTTCGTTCTTGTTCCATATTTACTTATCCTTTGGGTTTGTTTTAGGAGTAGCATTTGCAATAGCTTTTTTATTTGCTATGTCAGCTTGTGCCTTATTCCTTGACACAATTATATCATTTTTAACTTTCTCCTCGGTTAACTCCATATCTAAAGCAGCCTTTCTACGCTGTATAAGCATATCAATACCTGCCTTCTCTTGTTCAATGGCCATTTTCTGATTAGCCTGTTTATTTTCTAGTTGAAGTTTCTGTTGAACTTTCATTTGTTCTTGTTGAATCTGCAGTTGTACTTCTTGCATTTTAGCTTGAAGTTCTTGCAATTTACCTTGAGATTCACCTTGAACAGTAGCAGCTTCTGCCATAGTCTTTTGTGCTTGTGCACCTTTAAGCTGCATATCAGCTTGCTTGATACCAAGGTCAGCTTCTTTATCTTGCATTTCTAACTGCATCATCTGCTGTTCTTCCGGACTTGGTTGTGGTGGTTCTTGATTCTTAATCATCTCGGCTAAAGCAGGCTCATCAAACAATTCAAAGTATTTAGCTAGTATCATATTACCAGCTTCAAATCTAACACCTTCACCTATATATTGTAAGTTCTGCATCATAAGGTTATATTGACCTATCTTAGACTGTTTAACTGCATCTGTGATTAGGTCTATTCTAATATCAAAGTCTTTACCTAATTCACCTTGTGGTTTATTCATACCAGTAATACGCATCCAGTCTGCATCATCTAGAAATTTAATAGAGTTAGCTAACTGATGTCTAAATACTTTACGAAGCATATTAGATATATTTCTAACAGTATCAAGCATACGTCTTTGTGCCATAGATGTGAGAGTAGCAACACCAGTTGCAGTCTGTGAAGATGAACCAGCATCTAATCCTTGGTTCTGTCTACTGATACCTGTAAGACCTTCATTAAG